CTAAAAATTGATTTTACAGTACCACCATCTAATCTAAAATATTCTGTTACTGAACCAGTACCATCATCACTTCTAAAACTAATATCACCATCATCTAAGTTTTGTATAATCTGTAAAGTACCTGTAAAATTTTCTATATTAGAATTTGTGCCGTTATGATATATTCTTAAATCAGCACTTGTACCAAACTTTGCTTTTACATTGTCAGGGTGCAGTGTATCTAATTGAAAGTTAATATTTGTATCACCACCATCTAACCTAAAATATTCTGTAGGCGTACCACTACCATTATCTGCAAGAAAGGATATATCACCACCAACTACAGAGCTTTGTATTTTTAAAATGCCTGTTTGATTCTCTATAAATGAATCTGTACCGTTATGATATAGTTTTAGATCGCCTCCTGTTCCTACTTGTACTTGAATGTTATCTTGTAAAAGTAAGTTACCTGTCATAGTACCACCAGAGGTAGGTAAGAAACCACTACCTATAAGATTGCTAGGTGATATTCTAACATTATCCGATCCGTTAAAACCAACGACAAACGCAACATTAGAACTGTCGGTCTGTAACGTAAACTCTGAAAACTTCTTATCTGACATATCTACTTAGTTTCTTTGTTTATATATTCTACTTTTACGTTTTGTGTATTATTAGTATACCAATTCATATCTAAATACTTTTTAAGTTTTACTATATTTTTATTTTTTGGTTTGTATCTCACAGAACCCATCCATTAAACAAACCATCACTATCTGGGTAAACATCACCACCTGTATTTTGGTTATACTCAGGAAATAAATTACTGTTGTTTTCTATGTAATCTAAAAACCTTTGTGTATAATATTCTGCTGTGTTTCTTGCTTTACCTACTAGATAATCAACTTCTTCTTTTGCAACGCTTTCTGCGTTTTCTGAATTACCTTTAAATATACCTCCGTTTTTTATTTGATATGCTGCATAAGGTATATACTCAGCTTGTGCGTACCAAATCAACATTGGCTGTACATAAGTATTTACTAAGGTTTCATAGTTTCCTGAAAGACCAGAGCCTGCAATATCTGCACCAATTTTATCATATAATTTAGTTCCTAGATAGTTTCTTATTTCAGTTTGTTGCGCTACTTTAATAAATTGTATAAACTTATCAGTATCAACGTTACCATCAATGATACTATTCTTGACTAAATCTGTTCTTGATATAAATAATACTGTTGCCATAATTAATTCTTAAATCCCATTTTATTCCAATATGCTGCTGTATAACCCTTTCTAGGTCTATTTCTAGGAGCTATAGATACTTGACTTGGGTTTTTTTCTGGTCTAAAACCCTCGCTTATTGCTTTTGTTGTAC